CTACCGGACCAAGCCCGAGTGCATGGTCACCCCCGATCTCGGCGAGGTGGTCGTCAAGGCGGCCGAGGTGCAGCAGCGGGTTGCGGCTGCTGATGGTGATCTCGCCGCCGCCGCCGAGGCGTTGACCGTGGCGGTGACCCAATGACCCGCTGAGAGCGCCGTACAGCGACGAACGGCCCTGCCCTGGTGTACCGGGGGTGGGGCTGTTCGCTGCCAACGAGGCATCGCCCGGCGCGCTTACGAAGTACCGTTGATACGGCTGTATCCGTTACGACGGGACTCGCGGTATGCCCGTACCCGGCACTCCGGCCCGCAGTAGATGGCATCAGACCTACCGGCCACCGGACGGCCGCATGCTGGACACGCTCGGGCAGACTTGTCTCGTAACGCCTCTAGTCGTTTCCGCAACTGTCGGGTCTGCGTCTCACTCTTGCGTAACTCCTCGATGAAGTCGCTAAGACCCTTCGGGTTCAGTGCCAGGAGGTCTTTCTCCGGTAGGAATACTTGACCGCCGACCGCCATAGCGAGCATCCGCTGCTCGACGTCGTTCTTGAGGTGCCTACGTGCCACTGCCATGGATACGACTATACCCGTTTCAGTCGCTCATGGGTTGTCGTCGTCCAGGCTCGGCAGCAAGGTAGCGATGGGCGGCCCACGTGGCCCGCAGGCTTCAGCCCTGATCCCGCTTGACATCGCGCCGAGCGCGTATCCAGTCGAGGACGTCCAAGCCACCGAGCCCGTGCAGGAACACCCGCAGCTCAGCCACACGCTGCGCGTTGCGGGCGACCACATCCGGATCCCGCATCATGCACCCTGGGCGCGAGTAGTCGGCCACATACCGCGCCTCCTCGCTCTCGCCCAACCCCGACACCGCGACAGCATCAACTATCTGCTGGGCGTTGAGCACGGCAACCGACCTACGGATCATTTCGTCTCCTTCAATGCGGCCAGCAAACGGGACAGCACGTCGCGGTGCTTACGGGCTTCGTCGAGCAAGGGCGAGGGGCGGGGCTGACCGCGGGAACCGGGCACCGTCAGCTCAGCGCCCGCCATCGCCTGAGCAAGCCTCTCCAGCTCGTCGGTAGTTCGACAAGCCTCCGTTAACAGGCGGAATTCGCCCGCAGACAGGTCGAAATCGGCCAGAACGGCCCTCCACAGGGCCTTTCCGGGGGCCTGTAGGTGCCCTGGGGGCTTCTGATTCATGGCCTGACCTCCTGGTTGGTAAAACGCGGGCTGTTCTTACTAGAGAGAAGTGGGCGACGCGCGGGTCCGCTGCGCTATCAGCTCACCAAAAAAACGCTCAACTCGTAACGCTCAGTGATGGTGAACTCGTAGCGGTTAGTGAGGGACGGTGAACTGCTAACGGTCAGTGGGTTCGACCGCCACCCGGGTGGGTGGGGTGGGTGGGTGCCGACCATCCTGGGCTGACCATCCCCCCCAGGCGACCATCCCCCAGGGGTGGTTAGCGGGGGGTGGTGGGTAGGTCGGACTAATTGCGGTATCCGCAATTAGTCCACGCCCACGCCGACCACTGCCACGGCTAGTGATCGTTCCTTCTGCGTGGCCTGTGCGGTCCCCGTGGTGGCACTGCCCGGCCTGTGCCACGGGTCGAAGTCGGGGTGATGCACCGAGGGTGGACGGTTGCAGGCAATCCGATGGCGGCTGCCGGTCGGGCTGGCTGCCCCGGTCGTGGTGGCGGCTGCCCCGGTCGGCTGGCGGTTGGCCCGGTCGTGGTGGCGGTTGGCCCGGCCGGGCTGGCGGTAGGCACGGCACGGTCGTGGCACGGTCGTGGCCGTGGCTGAGGCAGGCACGTGGTGGTGGCTGTGCGGTTGTCGTGGGTGGTGGCGCAGGCGAGGGACCTTGCCGGGTTGAAAGAGTCCGGCACCTTCCCCGCCTTCGCTCCCGTGCCGCGTGGATCCGCGAGGCACGGCACGGGTGACGTTGACGCCACCACCACGACAGGTTGGGGTTTAGGTGAACACCGGCGGGACCAGGCCTGTACCGGTCACTTGACCTAAGCTGGCAAGGTATCGGTCAGGGATCAGCGCTGTGTAGTTGAAGATTCTGTACAAAACGCCCATGCTATCGCTATAAGGCGCCTCAAAACTCTCGGCCTGCAATGGCGATTCCCAAAGCATGATGTCGTCGGAAACCATCATCAGCACGACATCCTGATTGGCGCCCGCCCCGAGATTTGTTGGAATGTTCGCATCGGTCCACACGCTCATTCCCAACACTTCCGCGACGTGGCCGACACCCTGGTTGTCGTCTCGGGTCGCCATTGCGTTATAGGACCCGGCCGTCGGTGCCACCAGCGGCCGACCCGTGCTATCGGTAAAGCTCGCAAACCACGCATACCTTCTCGGGTGCATAACCACTGTGTCGGGAGCTTTGAACCGCGAGCCGTTTATCGTGCCCTGCAATTGTGCGAGGCGGCCGTAAAAGGCGCTGGCCGTCGGGCTGGTCGTTGTCCACGTGTTCACGGACGTGCTGGCCGGGGTCAAATACCCGCGCAATTGCCCGCCGGTGCCGCTGCCCGTTATCACGTCGGTACCCAATGCCTGAGCGTGGCTGGCTGCCAAATCCTCCAAAATTACCCGGTCGAACGGCACCGCCGACTGGTCCAACAATTGGCGTGAAATAATTTGCTTGCCGCCATGGGTGACTATCCCTGAACTCAGCGAGGCGGTGGTGACATCCGTCTGGGCCAGCGCGGTGTTCTGCGTACTCTGCACGGCCACGGTGGTTCCGGTGGCCACCTTTGGGACATTGACACTCGATACCCCTTGCGGCAGGTCCGCGTGCCGGAAGCGGTCTGCGACGACCCGCCCGGGGCGGGCCAACCGGATGTAGTCAGAAACCAAGTAGCCAGGGGGCGCGAACTCGCCACCACTGCCTCCCGTGCCGTTGGTGTTGCCCAACGCGCGTTTTTCCATGCCGTTCTCGGCGTTGTTTCTACGAAGCCGATCCGCCGCGTTGGCGTCACCGCTTCGGGCGTGAATCAGGTCTTTGAAGAAGCTGGGCGAATTGGGTCCGGGGTGATAGGTCTCGCTGCTGGTGTGGGCGCCACCGATGCCCGGCGTACCGCCGTCGCCGAACATTCGTCGGGTCTCCGCGACAGTTGCGGCACCGCGGGCCTCGTGCTCCAGTTCGGCGATTCGTTCGTCGATCTCACCGATGAGGGTGACGGCTTTGTTGAAGTCGCGGTTTTCGCTGGCCTGGAGGTCGCGGTGCTCACCTTGCAGGTCGTTGAGCATGTCAGTCATGCCGGTGTGCACCATTGCGCGGCGCTGTTTCATGATTTGCAGGGAGGTGGCACCGGGAGCCCCCCGGTATTCGTTGGCGTTGTCGATGGCTGTTCTCAGAACGTTCACGGTGTTGTCCTCACGGGAGTGCCTGCCACACAGGTGGCAGGGCGGAATGGGTTGCGGAAGGGACGGGCCTGTTCAGCCTCGCCAGCGGTGACGGTGCGGAGCACTCGCGTCGACCATTCGCCAAAACCCGATGCAGGCGCCGGAGGCACTTCCTGCGATCTGAACCCCGTGAAGAGCAAGTCCTGACAGGCACCATTATCCCGCAGATTCGACCTCACGGCAAGCCGCCGTCGAGGTCGCGTAAGTCTGTGCGTAGGTCGTGCTCGACCTGCACGGCTTTTGCGTGGGCGGCGGCCAGCTCGGCGCGCAGCGATACGACCGTGTGCTCGTGCTCCGGGGTGATGCAGTCCGCGAGGCGTTGCAGGGCCAGGCCGTACCCCAGCAGGTTGTCCATCACGGCGGCGACGAGCTGGGGGCTGACGAGCTGCCCGTCGGTGTCTGCGGTCTTGACCGCGCCGTACAACGCGGTCAGCACTTTGCTCGCGGCCAGTGCTTCAGCCGCGAGCCCGAGGGCCAGCTTTCGGGCGGCATCGGCGTTGCGGGGATCAGTGGTCATGGTGTTGCGAAACTGGTCGGTGCTCATGGGGTGCCTTCTTTCGGGGGTGGGGTGTGTAGAGGACAGAGGGTGGTCCTGCACAGGTACGGGCATCCGTTGTGCGCGCAGCGGGTGCGGGGTGCTCGGGTGTGGCTCGGGGCCGTCATCGTGGCCCCTGGTGAGTGGTCAGGGGACACGCACCGAGCAAGTCTCCGAGCGCGGCCACGAGCCGGGCCAGCTCCGGCTCGGTAAGCGGTGCGGCGCCCCGGCAGTGCGGGTGAGCGTGAGTGCCATCGTCCAGGGACAGGCGCGTTTTGCAGAAGGTGCAGACGATCACGCACACCACCTGACCTGCGGTGATGCCGGAAGGGTGGCGCAAGTGGCGCAACATATGTATGACGCCAGATGTGCGCGCGTAGGAAGCGAACACAACATTGCGCCACTTGCGCCACCCTTCGCTCTCATGAGTCGCCTCCGTCCTCGGAGTTGAGGATCACGCCGCGCCTGATCCGGATGCCTTTGGCGCCCTTGTCACCGGGCAGGCCATGCCCGTCGAGTGCCTGTCCGAACGCACGTTGACTGAGCGCCTCGGTGCCGTCGATCTGCGCCCACCGGCACCACCGGGCGAACAGCTCGGCAGTGATGGCGAAGCCGTTGCACCGCGTCGTCTCCTCATCCAGGAACCGGGCCACAGCGTCGCTGGCCTTCTGGTAGTCGCTGGTCGCGGTGAGCACACTCTTGGGCTCGGACAGCTCGCCCCGAGCGGCGTAGTCGAGGTACCCGGCCACGGCCCAGGCGAGGACGGCATTAGCGTCGAGCTGCAGCGCCTCGTCCAGGTGCTTGTTCCGCTCGGCTTCCGGGATCACCACGGCGAACGGGACCACCCGCAACCGGCGCCAGATCGCCGGATCATCCCCGGACACCTTGGGTAGGTGGTTGGTGATCATGATCGCGGTGTGGCTGGGGGTGAACTCGATGAAGTCCTGACGCATCCGCCGCGCCCGGATCGTGTCACCACCGGTGAGCCGTTTCATGGTGGCCTCGGCCAGGCGCTGCAGGAACTCCCGCACCTCGGCAACGGGCAGCACTTGGGCCAGGAAGGTGCCCCACGTCGTCGTGGGCGCGGCACAATCCCACGCCGCACGAGTTACCTTCGTGATCCGGTCGGCGGGGTCATGGGGCTGCAGTTCAATCGTCCGCAGATCAAGGGTGCCGTTGGCGACGTTCAGCAGATAAGGGTCCGCGTCCAGGTCGGCCACCGTGGTGGCGAAGGGCTCCAGCGCCGCGGCCAGGTCGAGCACCCCGGCCACCCCGGACGCGCTCTCGCACTTGCGGACATCGGCCTGCAGTTGCTTGTCACCGAGCGATTCCGCCAGCGCGGCGCGGAGTATCTCTACTACGGCGCGCTTCGGTGCGCCGGGGTCTCTGTCCGACCAGCGGGTGCCGTCCCAGCTCAGCCAGCCGATGCCGTAGACGTAGAGCAGTTGATCTGCGTAGTGCTCGGCCAGGCGGTAAGCCATGCGAACCTGGCCGCTGTGGACCTCGGTCACGGTGGTGCCGCTGCAGATGTTCACGCGACCTCACCCCGGCGCCGGACCAGCTCAGCATGAGAGGGGTTGCGGCTGACGGCCGACCAGTCGAGCGCGGCAGAGATAGCCAGGGAGGCTTCCCTCTGTGCCAGGAGACGATCCCGGCGGTGCTCTTCTCCGATGCAGAACTCGGCAGACTCGGCACGGTCGAAGTGGCGCAGCGCGAACGCCTCCACGGCCTCGCGCGTGGCATGCGGCAACCAGGCGACCACGGAGTTGCGGCGCTCCGCCCACTCCGACAATGCAGTAGCATCGATGATGGATGCAGTGCCTTGGTCGGGGCTGGAATCTACGGACGGGACCTCGGTGGCGGGGTCCCGTTCCCACGTTCCGGTACTCATCGTCGCCGCCCTTGGTCCTTGAGGACGTTGTTGACGGCCCGCTCACCAACGGGGTCAACGTGCGCCGTGACCTTCCGCAGCTCATCAGCGACGACACGTCGCTGGTGCTCACTCAGCACGATCTGCTCGGCCACGTAGACGGCGAACGCGGAGCGGTTGCCCTGCACCGTGTGCACGTAGGCGCGGACAACGCGCGATGTCTTGGAGGGGGACCAGCGGACCCCGAACCGATCCAGCACCGCCCTGGTCTCAGCGGTCAGGCGCTCGACAGATTGCGGGCGCGACTCACCCCCTGTCTCGGCGCTCCCGTGAATCCGCCGGTGGGTTCCGATGACTGTCGCGGGGCTCATCTGGCACCACCCCGAAGCAGGGCGGCGATCCGGTCGCGTTGAGCCGCGGTGAGCGGTGGTGCTGCGTCGACGACCTTGGCGACGTAGTCGGCCAGCCGCTCGGTCTTCAGTCGGCGGCGTGCTTCGACCAAATCGGGGTCATCAGCTTTTCGTGAGCGAGTCAGCGATGCGACACGCGCTCGTTCAGCAGTCCATGACATAACGAAGGCCTCTCAGGGCAGGCTTCATAGACCCCTGCTGAGAGGCATTGTGTCGAAGTCTTACGCTCCGACTCGGCTAACTGCCTCAGAGGCTAGCACGTAATGCCGATAGCTCAATCTCACACTCATCGGCGTGTTTGGCCAATGCGTCGAGGACCGGCGCCAGTTGCTCGTAGCGCCGAGTCAGCCCGTCCGTGCACAGCTTGCACGAGAGTCGGATACGGCTTCGGGTATCGACGGTGTCAGGCGCTCTGCTGGGCATCATGGGCTCGGCCAGGTTGTCGCCTCGAAGCGTTTGTTGGCCCCACTCCAATACTGGTCCCTTCACTGAACGGTGAGGGGAGAGCGCCCATACGCGATAATCATCCTTCCATGTGAACACACCTAACGTAGCCACGCGGCCACTGTGCGACTCGGCGTTGCAGACGACAGTTACCGTCACGGTTCCTGGGCTGAGATTTTGGTGAGGCTCATATTTGATGAACTTCATCGTTCCTGCCCCTTCCACTTGATCTCAATCGACTCGGGGTCGAGCCGGCGCGCACCCTGGCGGGTCCGGTGAATCACCGGCACCATCAGTACGCGCAACAGGTCGCGCCGCTGCGGGATGCTCAGCGCGGCCCAGGTCTGCCCGGCGTCGCCTGCCGTGAACATCGCCAGCAACGGGGATGCCGTTGAGGGTGTTGCCTTCCGTTCGGCGGTCTCGATCTTGGGCAGTAGTCCAGCCTCGATCCGCGCCAGCGCCGCGGGTGTGACCTCACCGGCTGCAGCGGAGTCGTAGAAGCTCTCCAGGCGCGCACGGAGTGCTCGAACTTCGTCCAGCGCAGCGTTGGCAGTCGAGTCGTCTCCGGCGAGTAGCTCGGCCAGATCGGGACGGTTCAGACGGGCGACGGCGACGGCCGTCACGTACTCGTCAGCCAGGTGTTGGGCACGGGCTACGCAGTGGTTACGGCTGCACGCGTAGGAAGGGCACGACCTGTTCTTGATTCGCCGGCACGGCGCACCACAGACGCCACACACCGCGATCCCCACCAGCAGGTGCTTGACGATGCTGTCGCGCTGGGTGCGCCGGGACGGGTCGGTGAGCTTCGCTACGAGCGTCAGGTGGTCGGGCATGGTGATCAGCGGCTCCCACGTCGCTGGCCCCGTCACGCTGCCCTTGTAGGTGCGTAGCGCCGCGTATGTGGGTGAGACGACCATGCGCTTGACCTGGGGCGGTGTCCACTCCACCGGCTTTCCGTCACGGCCCGGCCGTGGTGCGTAGATGCCGCGTGCGTTGAGGTCCTTCGCAATCGCGTAGGTCGTCTCGCCAGTCAGGGCGCGGCGGCACATCTCCCGGACGATCGGCGCCGTGGCCTCGTCAGGTACTCGACCTGTCGTCTCGCCGGTGCTCGGGTCGATCACCCTGCGGTAGCCGTAGGCGACTTTCCCGTGCGGTGCCCCGACGTCGCGGCGGCCTTTCAACGCGCGTACCACCCGCTCTCGGGTTACGTCCGCCTCGCGCTCGGACAGCAGTGCGTCGAGGCCGGTCGATAGCCGGTCGTCGTAGCGGTCGAAGTCGTAGGTGCGTCCGCCGTAGGACCACAGCACCTTCTGCTCTGCGCAGAGGTCGCGGAGCTGCACATAGGCCGATAGGTCGCGCTGAGCGCGGGATGCTTCCCAGGTGACCAGCACGCCGACGCCACCGGCACGGAGCAGGCCCGCGAGCTTCCGGTACGCCGGTCTGTCCTTTCTGGACCAGCGCGAAGCGCCAGCGTCGTTGTCCACCAGCACGTCTCGGACGGTCCAGCCTTCCCGCTCGCAGACGGCGCGGCAGTCGGCTTCCTGCTCGGTGACCGAGCGCGCCCGGCCAGAGCGGTCGGAGCTCACCCTGGTGTAGATCACGGCTTCCATACCCTTGACAGTAGCACTCTTGCGGGTACATTGGTCCCAGAGACCGCGGTCAGGTGCGTGAGCCCGGTGGTCTTGGAGTCTGCGCTCAGCTCAGGAGTCAGTCCCGAGGTGTCCCCGACCACCAGACCCGGCAGGAGTCCGCCGGGTTCACCGCCCAGCACCCGGG